GGGAATCAAAAGAAAAGCTAAAAACAAAACACAAGAAGTTTTAGTGTATGATTTATTTAAAAGTCATCCAACGCTAACAGCATCAGAAGTTCTTTACAAGTTCCCTAAGCAAGTTCCAATAACAAGCATTAGAAGAGCTATAAGCAACCTTCAGCAAGAACAAAAGCTAGTTAAAACCACAGACACTAAGACTGGTATCTATGGCGCACCAGAACACTATTACACAATTAGATGAAAAAAGAATGGCATTGGATGTCAGATTATAAAAATAAAATAGGAGTACAGGGTGGAGACTATTATAAACCTGTAGAATATAAATCAACAAATAAAAATAAAAATGGACAACACATCAATAAAAGGCAGAGTAGTAAAGATAAAGAATCTTGAAACTATTAAAACAAAAAAAGGTACTGACTTCACTAAACAAGAAGTTGTGATAGATCAGAACAAAAATTATAATTCTGAAGTGTGTTTAGTATTCTTAGCAGATAATGTAGACCACGTTAAGAAACTAAACAAGGGTGAAGTATATGAATTTTATATAAATGTAAGTTCAAGAGAATACAATGAACGACACTACACTCAAGTCGATTGTTGGAGAGCTGTACAACTTAACCCAGAAGCACCTAAGAAAGAAGAAGCTAAAGGTTTTGTTCCTGTAGGTGAAGAACAGTCAGACCTACCATTTTAATGGATTACATCACTACAAGTTTTATAATATCCCATGTATTAGCAATAGTGCTTGGGATATGTCTTTTAAGGATATGGCAGATAATAGTAGAATGAATGTTTTAGAATTATTTGCAGGATCTAGAAGCATTGGAAAAGTAGCAGAAGAATTAGGTTGTAATGTTTTTTCAGTAGACATAGAACCATTTAAAAATATTGACTTAGTAAAAGATATAGAACATTTAAATAAAAAAGATATACCATTTAAACCAGACATAATCTGGGCTAGTCCTCCATGTACTACATATTCAATAGCAGCTATTTCACATCATAGAGATATGGGAAAACCTAAAACAGATTTTGCAGCTAAAAGCGATAGATTAGTTCTTAATACTTTAAAATTAATTAAAGAGTTTAACTGTACTTACTATATAGAAAATCCTAGAAGTTATTTAAGAAAGATGAGCTTTATGTCTGGCATACCTAAGACTACTGTTTGGTATTGTCGCTATGGAGACAGTAGAGCAAAACCTACAGACATATGGTCAAATAATATAGCTAACTTATTTAATCCTAATGGATGGATGCCGAAGCCAATATGTTTTGCTGGTAACAAAAAATGTCATCATGAAGAAGCACCAAGAGGTTCTAAGACAGGAACACAAGGATTAAAAGATAATTACGAAAGAAGTAAAATACCCTACAACCTTTGCAAAGAAATATTAATGACTAATGGCAGATAATAATAGAATAACAAATTGTTGATACTTTTTAAGTAATTTTACTTTCTATTTAAAACCTATTATATAATTTAGCATCGCTTGGTCATCGTTACACACGATGGCAAAATTAAAAGATAAAACAGTATCGCAATTAAAAGCGATAGCAGTACGACACTTTCATAAGTTCATAAGAACAAGGGATCAAGACCAACCCTGTATTTCTTGTGGTAAATATACTACGCTCCAAGCTGGACACTTTTATAGTGCTGGCAACCACCCATCCACAAAATTTAATGAAGATAATGTTCATGGCCAATGCAAGCGATGTAACTATTTCCTATCTGGCAACCTGTTACCCTACAGAGAAAACCTCATTCTAAAGATAGGACAAGAACGATTTGACAAAATTACCCTGACCACTCAAATGTCTAAGAAGTATGGCTTTAAATGGGATAGATTCTTCCTACTTGATGTCATAGAAAAATATAAGAACAAATGAGTAAGGACGAAATATTAAGTAGGCTATACAGAAAGCACACTTCATGGGTTTTAATGGCAGAAAGAATGATGCCTTTATACTATTCAATGACTGCTGAAGATGTAGTTCAAGAAGTTTATTTAAAAATTTATCAAGAATTAAGGGACAAAAAGCTAAAATCTACGACTATAATAATAGATGGACAACCCAATTATGCAATAGTATACTTAAGAATAAGAAATATTATAGTTGATATGACGCGTTCTGAAAAGTCTAGCATCCCACTAAGCACAGACATAGAAGATAAAGAAGTAGAAAGTGCAGCAGAATTTTATGAAAAGATTGATGGTGTTATTGAAGGGTTTCAATGGTTTCACAAGAAGATGTTTACGCTTTATAGTAAAGAGTTTAGATCTATTAGAAAACTATCTGAGGCCACGAAGATAAGTTACAAGACAGTATTTAAAACTGTTAAAGAATGTAAAGAAGAAATAAAAAGAAAAATAAATGAAAAGTAAAGGTTTAGGAGATACAATTGCTAAAGTAACCAAAGCAACAAAAATAGACAAGCTGGTAAAGTGGATAGCTGGAGAAGATTGTGGATGCGATCAAAGACAAGCTAAACTAAATGCTTTATTCCCTTACACTACCAAACAAAACTGTTTAGTAGAAGAAGAATACAACTGGTTGCATAATTACATGTCAGTAGAAAGACAAGTTATTAGCAGAGACGAACAACATAAGATGCTAGAGATATACAACAGAGTATTTGAAGCAAACAAACAATCTTCTTCTTGTGGCTCATGCGTGAAAGAATTATACAACACATTAAACAAATTATATAAAGCTTATGAACAGGAAAGTTAGAGAACAGCCAAAAGCCAAACTACTAGAATACCTAACTAAACACAAACAAGAACTAAGTAAAATATTTAAAGACAAAAAGCCAAATGAAAGATAACGACAACATATTACGAGAACTACAGTTTTTAGCTGGTTTAACACCCAATGACCAAGACTTAGGTAAAAAGGTTAGGGCAATAGTAAATGCTCCTTCTAACAATCCAGAAAGAAGTTGTGATATAGATGACGAAGAATGTATTAGTTGTGGCTCTTGAAACAAATTAAAGTTATATCGAAAGTTGTTAATGGCAAACTAATTAGAAACAGGGCAAAAGTAAAACAAGCTGTACAAAACTTTGAAGGAAAAGAAATTGAAATAATAGTGAAAAGAAAAACAAACCACAGAAGCAACCAACAGAACGCTTATTACTTTGGTGTTGTTATACCAATTACTATTCAAGCAGTTGAAAACGAATGGGGGGAAACATGGGACATAGAGAAAGCTCACAATCTGTACAAGTCTTTATTCTTATATGAAGAAAAGGTAAATCCAGAAACAAGTGAAGTTATCAAAGTCCCTTCTTCATCAACAGAAAACACCACTACTAAACAAGAGGTATTTCACACACAATGCAGAGACTTTCTAAAAGAATGGTTTAACGTAGAAGTACCACTTCCTAACGAAGAAATAGTTTTTGAATAAACAATAAACAATCAAAAAAATGCCAAGAGGTGGAATAAGAAAAGGAGCTGGAAGACCAACTAAAGCAGATGAAGATAAGCTTATAGAAAGGTTAGACAGAATTATAGATAAAGACGAAGTAATACATAAGCTTCATGAACTAATTAAAAAAGGTGATCTAAGAGCTATTACAATATACTTAGATAGAAGATTTGGTAAACCAACAGAAACAAAAGACATAACAGTAAATAAAGATTTGCCATTGTTTATTGATTGATGAAACCAGAAAGAACAACAGCAGTAAAAAGGTTAAGAAAACTAAACCAAAGAACTAAGATTGTAAGAGGTGGTTCTAGTGCTGGTAAAACAATAGCAATTCTATGTATTTTAATAGACTATGCTTTAAGACACGAGAACAAAGAAATAAGTGTAGTTAGTGAATCTATCCCACATTTACGTAGAGGTGCTTTAAAAGACTTCTTAGGCATAATGAAAGGTCTAAATAGGTATAGGGAAAAAGAATTTAATAGAAGCACTTTAAAATACGAATTTTGGACAGGTTCTTACATAGAGTTCTTTTCTACTGACCAACCTGACAAACTAAGAGGTGCTAGAAGAACAGATCTTTATATCAACGAATGTAACAACGTACCATTTAGCAGCTACCAAGAATTATCTATAAGAACATCTGAAAACATTTGGCTAGATTATAATCCAACTTCTTTATTCTGGGTAGACAAAGAATTGATAGGACAATCAGATACAGACTTTATTACACTTACTTACAAAGACAATGAATCACTTCCAGAATCAATAGTAAACGAACTAGAGAAAGCTAGAGTAAAAGCAAAGACTTCTAGCTATTGGAAGAACTGGTGCAGAGTTTATTTAGATGGTGAAGTAGGAAGTTTAGAAGGTGCTTGCATCCCAGACTGGAAAGAAATTGACATGATACCAGAAGAAGCTAGATTGCTTTGTGCTGGATTAGACTTTGGTTATTCTGTAGATAGTTCTGCTATGTGCTTACTATACAAATACAACGATAGCTACATATTTGATGAAGTGCTTTATAAAACAGGAATGTTAAATAGAGACATATCTAATTTTATCAAGAACAATAATATTGACTGTTACATCTATGCAGATTCAGCAGAACCAAAATCAATTGCAGAAATAAGACTTAGTGGAGTAGATGTTTACCCAGTAACCAAAGGCAGAGATTCAATTGTGTATGGTATTAACCTAATAAATCAGAATGAAGTATTTGTAACATCAAGAAGCAAAAACCTAAAGAAAGAATTAGAAGGTTATATCTGGATGAAAGACAAACAAGGCAATAGTTTACAGAAGCCAAACCCTATGACAGGAGACCATGCAATAGATGCTGCTAGGTATGC